CAGGTGAAGCTGGAGATAATGTTGCGAATCAATCATGTTTTCCATCGCATAACGCTCAACAGGGCTTCCTGTTGGCTGGCCAAAAAAATATGGGTTTTTACTGGTAATCATGGCTTACCCAAAGAATTTGCCGTATTGTGCCGCTTGATCTGGATCACGTCTTGCAAGTTCGGCAACAGCTTGGTCAAACAGGCTACCAGACGAATATCCAGACACTCCACCATCAAACTGCTGTGGTGGCGGCAGTCCAGTGCTAAATTGGGCGTTTGGATCAGCCAGCCCAAATGCCTGTTGAGCGCTAAATGTATTTCGCATAGCCTGCTCTTGCTGGGGAGCAAGTGCCGCAACATCGGGACCGTAGTACGGCATATAGCCGATCTTTCCAGCAATCTTTGCTTGAGCCAAGTTTTCTTGAGCCGCATCCTCCAACCATTTTGGCATTGATTGTTGTTGGACTGTTGTTTGGCTACCGCCTTTGCCACCGCTCATAATTAAATCTCCACACTCATAGTTGTGAACTTCTCTTCCCAGCCCAGATCGGCGAGGGCTTTAACCCATCCGCGACGACCAGCAAGAGACATTGCCGTACACCCATTCAGCTTTGCAAAATGAATCGCTGAATCGCTAAAATCTTTGATCTGGTTTAAGTCGCCACCAGCCAAAAATATATGAAATACCTTTTTGCGCGGGTAGTTCAAAATCTCTGTAACCATACACCCTTTCGGTGCATTCCAGAACTGCATTGTGCCCAGTTTAACACATTCAACTACATCTTGGAATAGGTGTGTACCACCAGAAAGTGCTAATGCCGACTCGATCCAAGGACGGCATCTTTCCAGTTCTGAATCCAATGTTTCTGTCATTGCCGCAGTCGTGTAATTGCCAAGGTAACAGCGGGTGATGACGGGGCGAATGCAGTCGCCGCAGGAGCGTCAATCCACAAAGCAACATTATCCACAGCCCACATTGCCTGCAAATATGATCCAGCAGACATTGGAAACGCCGCAGAACGGCTCATAACCAAATAATGACTGTTGCCTGACATTGTGACCTTAATCGTTGATCCAGCCACGTCTACGCCGTCAATTCTTGGCCAGAACCAGCCATTTTTTGTACTTCCAGAACTGGACAATAGCTCAACAGCAAAAGCAAGCAAGTACACGCCCTCTTCTGCAAAAACAATCTTGGTGTTGTCAGACGGGTCTAGGGTGATACCAGAGTTAAATGACGGCGTACTCCAGCCAATCGCCTGCGGTGTGTTGATGGCCGATGCAATCTGATTCGTTGACCGACTCAGTGAGGCGTAACCGTCTGCCAGAATGATCTGTCGGAACTCATCATTCTTGGACACCACTGGGTAGCCAGTGCGATCCCATAGCAAAATACCGTCCTGAGACGGGTTGTCTGAGTCAACACGGGTTGAAAGCAGGGTGCGAATGCGAGACAGGTACGAAACCAGCCGCTCTGCCCAAGGCTTCCATTGGTCACCCTGTGGTGGAGGCGCTATCCTCATCGCTTACCGCCCTGCTCGACGTTAAAGCGCATTTTGCCGATGCGCCAATCTTTATAGTTGACCCCTGTGAACCTGATTCGGATTTGCCGCCCAGTAGCACGCAAACTCGTTGGGTTCGACATTGAATACGGACCGTACTGACGCTCTTGACCATTGGGGTAGAAGCGGGTTTTGATGATTGCTGTGACATCGCCTTGGTTTAGTTCATCAGGAATCATTTGCGTCAGGTGCATTACATTGTCACCGCTTGCGATATTTATCGGACCACTCTCCAGATACGGGCTGTTGCCACCATAATCGTTGCCAATTTCGTGGTTGTATGAGTTGCCATTGTGGTCAAACCAAACGGGTGTCGTAAACACGCCAGAATCAACGCCAGCGGTGCGATCAAGTTGCCCAACAGACCAAATGTTTTCTTGGTAATCGTAAATGACGTAACGATCATTTTCGGTCGAGCCTGCCGATGGATAGAACCACCAAACCTCGCCAAAACGACCATTGTGAACACCAAAAGATTTACTGATTTGCTGGCGGTTTATGTTGTTAAACACATAATCCAGCACGTCGCATTTGAGAACAGTCACTCCAGAGCCGTTAAAGGCAAAGAAGTTATTGCCACCCATCCAGAATGCGCCCTCACCAACAGCCACCAATCCCTTGCGCGTAACGGCGCCACAGGACGATCCAACGCGCTCAAAGCCGTAGACGGTAGGTGGACCAGCATACGTCGCAATATGCGCGTCAGTGGTCGTTAAAAGCAGTGTACGACCGCGGATGCGTGCGCCGCACATCAGTTCGCCGTCTGTCTGCAATTCAAAGTCGCCAGCCTCGTTGGTCGCCGCAGGAGCCCAGTCGGTATTGTTCTCACGGTCGCACCAAGCCACCTTACGTGGGTTGCCACCAGCACCCAGAGCAAAAATGAATCGCTCTTCAGTTGCGATAATGCCAACGCAGTCAATGGGGGAATTAGCGATTTGTGCCGCAATGCCAGTTAATGGCCACTCATACAGCTTGCCGTCGTCAACAGAACAGCCGATCAGGTATTCACCCCAGTTGTCCAATTGCCATGTCGTAGCCTCCAACACCACGCCGTCTGTTGGACGGGTTACGCCATATTTACCAGTGCCAAAAGCCTTGCCACCGTAAGCGATGTTTTCTGCGGCGCTGTCTTGACCAACAGTAAAGCCAGACGGCGTAATGTCAATAGCAGTGCCGTCGTAGTTGATGGCGTGCAACTTGTTGTATATGCCAACAGCAAGGTGCGGGTCGTGTGAGTTGTCAAGCCAAGCGTGCGCCGCACGTGGAGCATTGTTAACCACGTTTGCAACGCGAGTTACCCAGCCACCAACGGGGCGAATTGAGTTGTTCTGCCAGCGAATTAAGTTTGCACTGTTCCAGCGACCAGAAGACTCATAGTCTGTGCCGTTGTTGTAAACGCCCGCAGGCAAGTCAAGTTTAATTAAAGCCATGCTTAACCCTATGCGGCAAGTTTAGTCCACGTTTCGCTTGTTGCTGTGATTGGCGTCCATGTCTTTGATGCAACAATGTAAGGTTCCCATTTTTTTCGACCAACGCTTGTTGTTACCGACTGTGATGCAATTGCCCCAGAAGAGAAAATAACCCTGACGCAAGATGCAGAAACCTGAGATTCTGGCTCGATGTCAGACGCGCCAACAGCAGTAATTACCGCATTACTTGACACGCCAGAAGCTGAATCAATGGATGCGGATGTAATTTGAATCCGCTCTCCATTCGCCGTCGTTGTGGCGCTACCCTCTGACAATCCAGCGCCCAACTTGACAATCAAGCCGCTTGAGTCGGTTGTTGATGTTGCGGCATCAGAAACTGCGCCAAGTTTTATAACCTGACCGCTTGCTGTTGTTGAAGACGTTGATTGAACAACGCCGCTTCCACCAGCCGTGATAATTGTGCCAACTGGTGCAATTACAGAAAACGCCTGTATCTCTTGCGCCGATGTCGGTCTTACTCGCTCACAACTCGTTACAACAGTTGATGTCGGAACAACAATGGATGAAACAAATTGGACACGTAAACCTTGAGTCGTGACTGCGACTTGACCGTTTACCGTCGATGACGCATTGGTCGTGTAGTTGGCGGTTCCAGTTCCGTCTGAAAACGCCAATACAGTAGCAGAACTACTCTTAACAATTAAACCAGATGAGGTTACAGTCGCCGCATTTGATACAACAGATGCGGACGACTGAACCCTGTTCCCTACGGCAGACGCAGATGCAGTTGAGGTGGCGGTTGCCGCCGCATCAACATACCTTGTTGCGGAATAAAACCCGTCACCGTAGTTTGCACTACCGTAGAGAAAAGCCATTTAATTAGTCCAATGTGATGTCGATGTCACCAGTAGGGATGCGGAACACGTCGCCAGAGGCAATCGCCTTTGATGCGGTCAATGCGGCGTAAGCCAGCAAGTTGCCTGCACTGGAAGCATCATAAATGCCAATGTGCGTAATCGTGCCCCATGAGGCTGTTGCCGCAGGAAACTCGATTGCGGCAGATGTGGTTGCCGTGTTGCCACTAGTCGTGAATGCACCAGATTG